CTTATCTTGGCGTCACGTAAAGGTATGACGCTGTCCCTTAACTCCATCTCCGTGATGATGTCAGGCCCATCCTGATACGTCAGGCTGCGGCATGTGGTGCCAGTGAAGATGGTGATAGCCCCGATGTCATTTACGTAGCCAGCCTTGATGATGACCACGTTATTTACGGTCTCCATCAGAGTGATTGTCGTTGGAGCGGCATTGTAGATTTTGAGTGATGCTTCGTTGGCGGTTTTGCTGGCTGTTTTGGTGATATCGAACTCAAATCGCAGGTCTTTAATGCTTACTGCCTCACCCTGAGGCTGACCTACGATGATTTCACCCGTTCGCAGAAACAAACTCATCTATTTCTTCCTTAGTGGCATACACCAACAGGTGATCACCTCCAATCGAATCGATATCAGGCCGTACCTTTTCACCATAGGTCCGGATGAAGTAGATATCACCTGAGAAATTATCGAAACTGAAGTTCTTCAGTAACGGGTAGTTCTGAACAAGCTTAACTCCGGTTATGATCGGCAATGACTCACGGTCATAGATACCAAGCGACCAGAAGCTAAAGCGTTCATTCCATCTCAGGCGAAGCGTAACTGGTGTATCGTCGAAAACCGCCTGCAAGGTCTGGTCAGTAAATCCAGCCTGAAAATTTAATGGGGTCATGGGGTGACATTACCTATAATGTTGCCGAGATATTGCTGAAGCTTACCGCCCGAACCGGATAACCCATCCAAAGCCTGACTCAGGATTGAACCCGTATTCTTGCCAACGTTTTTGGTTGGCGTAGCTCGGTTAGCCGTAGCCGGGTCTGCTGAGTTTGATGCTCCGGCTTTAGCAGTAGCGCCATTACTGGTCGCATCCGTTTTCCTGACGCCTACACCAGGCGGAACCTCTGTCGTAGCTGTACTGACGATATTTGCCTGAACAGCATCAATCGTAAAGTTGACCGCATCACCATCATCCACCCTTCGGGGAATGTTAATGCCCTGAATCAGCATATTCTCGTAGGTGTAATTTTTGGTGTAGATGGTTACCAGTTCGTTTGAAAGATAGAGCGAGTCAAGCAGTTTGATAGCTGTGTTAACCCTGTCTTCCCCATCGAAACCACTATCCAGAGCGTTTGCTACCTGCGTTAATACCCCTGTCACAGGCGCATTACTTATCATGCCGGCAACAGTGATCTTTTTCGGCTGACGGATGATGTGATCTGAAATTGGCGACCCGTTTTCTACGGGGTTCATTGTCACATCACGCGTCCACTCATGAGTTTCCTGGTCCAGTGTGTCGAACTCAAGATTGCCGACACCCGGGTCATTAAGCCTGAAGGTGCTGTCGCCTGCCGAGTTCCAGAGGAAGCCAAGCACATCAGTTGCCATGCTAACCTCCAGTGTTGAAGTTTAATGTGTTACCAAGCGCATTCCATCCGTAGTCACTGAATGCTGATTTTGCGCTATCCTGAAGGAATTTAACCTGCTCGTCAGACGTTCCTGCAGGGACTGAGATGTTGCCTATATTGACATCAATCTTAGGACCGGTTGCTGCTGATGGCGGTGGCAGTGAAAGAGACTGATAACTGGGTAGTAGAGTATTTCCACCTTTTGCGTCCTGGTTGAAGCCTCGCACGCCAGCAAGCGTATCTGACCACATTCTGGGGATATCAAATGCACCGTTTGTTTGTGCATTTCCCCACGACGCCCACTTACCTAAATCCTCAACAAGCCACCCTGCCTTTTCCTTCAGCCAAGGTGCAAATTTCGTAGTCCCAATCTGATCGCCAAACTGCTGAACTTTGTCCTGACTGGAGTTAAAGAAGTTAGCGAGACTGTTAAGAACGTTCAGTGCCCAAACAGCCATATCCTTCATGTCTGTAAGTGCCACTTTCAAAGAGTTGATTGAATCGGTGTACTCAGAAACCGGTCCGATCATTTCTCCAAGAAGCGACTTGTTGCCATTGAGCCAGGAGTTAACGTCTTCACCTACAAGGAACAGAGCAGCAAGTGCAGCTATTACCAAAAATACATGGCTTGTCAGTGCGGTAAATGCCGCTGACAGGAGATAAACAAAACCTACAAGGCCAGCCGCACCAAGTGCGACACCAAGCAGTTTTACAGCGTTCTCTGCACCACCAAGAGCATCTATCACAGAGTCCAGTGCATACTCGATTTTATCCGCCATCCACAGAAACTTATTTGCCACCCATGTGACCGCCCCGCTGCTGCGGTTGAGCCTGTTGATAAACATCGACCACCTGTTGTTTACCAGAACGAGTGCCTGACCAATAGTCATCGGCATTTGTTTAAACTGGTCGACGAATTGCGGGAGGACCTTAATCAACCCTTCAGCAAGCATTTTACCCGTTACTTTGCCGGTGGAAATGAAAGCCTTAAGGTTGTTGTTAGCTCCTGGAATGGCTTTACCGAGCGCCCTGAAAAGGTCAGGAGCCACATCGATAAGCGTGTTCATTTCTTCCATCTGGACAGCTGGAGATCCAATTGCCTGGCCAAGCTGGAAGAAAGCCTGCCCCTGCGCTACTGCTGTTGATCCAGAAGCAGCAAGCGCTATGGATACTGCATCGGTAAGCTGTAAAACCTGTTCCTGGTCTTTATAGAAGTCCTGAGTGGCGTTACCGGCCTTAATGTAAAATGATGCGTATTCTTCAATGCCCTGCCTTGCTGCACTTGCCCTTTGGGCCACAGTGTCGAATGCCTCTCCGCCGGTAGTGATGGTCTGCGGCAGCATTCCAATTCGAGCCTCAAGAGACTGCATCTCGTCAGCAGTTTTGGCAATATTTGAGATGGTTACAGCACCGAATACCGTAGCAAGAACACCGCCAAGCGCATTGAATGACTGAATGGTTTTATCGACCTTTCCGTCTACTCTGTCCAGTCCTCGCCCCACGCTATCTGATCCGGTAAGGCCGAGGCGGATAAGTAATTCACGAATAACCATTTACTTCTCCATTGGCGTGTTCAGATAGTCGGTCATCTCTATGAGTGCATTAAGCTTGAGCAGGTCTTCGCATGTGATAAGTCCTGACTTCACTTCTGCAACCGTACACATATTTCTCATTATTGGACGCCACACCCATAGCTCTGTTTCAACATCTTCCCTTAGCTTTCCCGTGTCGCGCCTTTCGCCAGTGACTGAACCCGATTTGCCAGCTCTTCTGGGCTTAACCCAAACAGGGTGAGAACTTTCGTAAAAAAAGGGGTGAAGTTGAGCTTCAGCACTTCCCAACACAGCTCGAAGAAGTCGAACAGCGTGTCTACGGTGAACACAAGGTTCATTGCGTTAGGGCTGTCGATTTTCTTCTCATCAGTAACGCTGAATGTTGATGAATCGCGCAGGATGGGAATGATGACCTCCTCCAGCGTTTTCTCATCGATGCCGGCCAGTAATTGAATGGCGTTAGCATCACCGCCTGAAGCAAGGCCCTTATCAAGCAGCGTTTTCAGTTTTACTAAGTGCTTTGCCGCAGCGAAGGCATTCATTTTGGCGGCTTTAAACTCTTTGTCACCGATATGGAAAGTTGCGAATTCCTGAGACATATGGACCTCAAAAAAACCGCCCGAAGGCGGAATTGTTAAACGTTATTGCCACCGAGGGAGAATTTCAGGTCAGCGCATTCAAAGGTGTAAATTCGCTCGCCAACCTCGTTAGTTGAGAAGGCCACATCACCTAACTGATAAAGCCACGCCTGGCCTGCTGCAATAACAGTACGGCCAGAGAAGTCAGTTACTGACACCGGATAAACCGCCTTGCCGTCCTGCGTTAATGAATCCAGGTTCATCAGTGCAGATAGTTCGTCGTTTGCCGCGGATGTCTGCAAAAGATGCAGTTCGATCTGCCCACGCTTATCCGTTACTCGCGCGCGACCTACTGAGCCATCGAGACCAGCACGTGATTCATAGAAGTTGGCGTTCTTACGAGCTGTAATGGAGTCTCCATCACTGAAGCCGGTTAATAGCAGTGGGCCGATAGTGACAAATACTTCTGAGCCGTCATAAGAGCCAGTTAATTCAGCAGCCATAATTAGCCCTCGTAGCTATAGGTAAGTGAGCCGTTGATTTCGACCACCTGGATTGCGCCAGCCAGAAGCGCAACAAACTCGATATAAAGAGTGCGGGTAGCTTTGATATCAGCAGAGACATCGGCTGCATTTGGGTAAGTGATACGGAAGCCAGGGATTGTTTTACCCTCGCTGTCACGCTCATCAGGAGCGATTCCACCTGCCTGCTGTCCCTGAATAAGTGAACCGTTCAGGTTGTTGACGATGAGGGCAATACCGCCATTGGTGTAAGGCACCTTCTTCTGGCGGATCATCAGAGAAGCCATGTTCTTCTGAATGGTGTCTACAAGCCAGTCACGGAATCGCACAACATCAATCCATTCGCCAGATGCAACCTTGCCTTTGTTAATCAGGTAGGTATTTTCGGCGTACTGCTCGTAGGCATTGGCGTTCTTCTGGAAGATGTAGCTTTGTTCTGTGTCGCTGAACTTGCTAGGTGTGATAGCAGCCAGTGTTTTAAGTGCCCACGTTTCGCCACCGGGCGCAATGGTGAAGCATCGACCCATCCATGCCATTTCAGGATAATCTGTCGCGGCTGCCTTGTGAGGAATTAGCGTTGTACGCAGATATTGAAGGTCCTGCAACTGCGATGCGATATCGTCAGCAGCAGACGTCCAGATATCAGCAGTATCGCTGCATGCGAAGAACAGTTTCGTCTGCGTCTCAGCCCATGCCGCTGCATCCTGAATTAGTGCGTCACCACGTTCTACCAGAGCAAATCCGTACCAGCCTGGGTCTTCCTGCTGAATGGCGTTAAGGTCCGCTTCTAATCCGTCTGCTGAGCCTGCGGTTGCGATTGACAGGTTGGTCACTGGCTTAACGATGGTTGCTGTCTCAGGAGCTTTCACTACCAGGTGCAGACCTTCAGCATCAGCAGTGCTTGTAAACAACGCATCAACTACAGATTGCGCCGCCAGCGCTGTTTTCAGGCCGGTATATATGTCTGACGCATCATCACCACTCGCAGCGGTATAAGTTACGGTGGTGCCATTCACGCTGAATGTGAAAATGTTGCCCGTTGTGATCGTCGCATTGGTTACTGTCAGGTCTACAGAAACAGCGTTTCGGCGACCTACCCATGCCTGATTTGGGCGTGGCGTCTGACTGAATACTGCTGAGAGCGCTTTGAGCGTCTGCGGATCAAGTCCGTCCTGCTGCGCCGCGCTGTAGCTTGAATATTTACGGATTCGCTCACTGAATGCCGTTGTCGGCGAAACTGCAAGTGGAATGCCGAATGACGCCTTCGCGATACTCGCTGTGTCCAGCGAAATAGTCACGTTGGCAATCTGGCTTAGATTTGCCATTGATGAAACTCCGTGTTGATTAGTCGGATGTGACGGCGATAGTGAGGTGTGTTTCTATTCCGCCGATGTCGCCTGTCGCATCAACGGTTTCTATGAGCCCTACGTCATCCGTATACTTGCCGGTGTAGCGGAATGTAAGGTCTACATTTGCCATCGCTTCGAAGTTTGCTTCATCTCGCAGGCCTGTAAGGTCGTTAACCTGGGCGCTGTTTGCGATAATGAATTTTTCTCTGCGCATCAGGTAGCGTGATGTGGTTTTACGGATGTTATTAATCAGATCGTCGCAATGTTCTCGTGCGCTTCCGCCGTACACATTAACCATCACCGTTCCTTCTCTAACGCCGTGTGAGGGCATAACACCTTCATTATCTACTTCGCCATGCTCATCCCTGCCAACGGTCGTACGCGTTGATACACGAAGCGTGGCATAAGGCAGAGGAGGCCGGGAGTTGTTCTGATTGGCGTAAGCGAGAGGTACAGATAATAGCTGGGACAAAACACGGTAAGCAGCAGACTCTACAGCATCAGGAACGAATGTTGATACTGTGGTTTCAGCCATCGCGTTTCCTTACCACATAATATTTATAGTGGGGTATGATTCCGTTTTGCCATGGTTCGCGGTGCTTAACTTCGTAGTTAAAACCATCGATAACGACAAGTGCAGGCTGTGCCATGGGGAAATCATCAGTAATCTGCAGCTTAGTGTCGCTGTACAGACGGCGATAATCAGTTAGCCTTCTCCCTTCCTCCAGGCTCTCAATCTCCTGCGTATCTTTGATACTTTGCACGCTGAAGGAAGCTGTGGACTCCGTCATTACCCCATCAACAATCACGCCGTTAACCAAAGTCGAAGGCGATGGAGTAAATACCTGATAAGGCCTGCGAAACGGATTACTCATTGTGACCTTCCGTAATCATGAATGGCGAAAGTGACTGAATTAAGCATTACGCCAGTGTCTATAAGCGGCTTAGATGAGCCCTTCAGTGCTATCGTAACCGGAGAGTTTGGGGTCCAGGCTCCTCCAGAAATGCTCTTCTTGACGCCATCCACCATGTAAGAACCGACTGCCTTAAAGAACTGAGAGAAGTCAGTTCTTCCGAGGAGTATTTGCGTTATGCCATTTACTGCATACTTTTCCAGCCGAGAGACCGACGTATCAAAGTAATTGCGCATGAATGGGCGTGATGGAATTGTCCTCGTGCCGAATTCGTTCCATGCTGCGTATTCAGCGACAAGAACTCCATCATTGACCTCACCCTTCTGGATGCCGACAACCACCTCTTTGCTTCCGGTTTCCTTGAGCTCTCGCCTGAACCTTTCCCATTGCCGCTTGTTGTCTGTGATTTTTACGGACACAAGCATCCCCCCACGACTCCACGAGTCATAATCGAGAATCCTGCCCCTCTCTTCTTGCGGAGCAGTTGCAGCAGGTTTCCATATGTAGTCCCGCTGAGGTAACTGGAATCACCTGATACGTAGCCGTAGGTAATTGCCAGATCACCTTCCTTGCGTGAGAGGATGCGACCAGATGATGTAGAGCCGTTATCAGAGTAACCGCCAGGCGATGCCATGATATGGGCCGCCATTAGAGCTAGAGCAACGTTATATGCGTCTCCGTACTCTTCTTCGCAGACAAACAGTGATGCAAGGTCGATGTAACCCTGAACAACCTCATCAGGAACAGCCGCAAATTCAGGCGCTAGCTTGCGGAAGATTTCCAGAGGCGTAAGACCTTCAAATGCGGCAATGTTCATTACTTCTTGTCCTTCTCTTTTTTCTCTACTTGGCTGGCGGTTACAGCTTCATCTTTGTCAGCGAGTCGCAGCTCACCTTTGGTGATGGATGCCTGTACCGTTTTGTTGTCCTTCCAGGAATCTTCGACTTCGGCAGTCTGACCTGGTGCAAGCTTCTGACCGGCGATGTAATACAGTCGTGCTGATGCGTTGGTAATCTTCATTGGTAATCCTTAAAAAAAGAGGCCGAAGCCTCTTAAATGCCTTTGATGAGATGCAGGGTCAGCGGCAGGTAAACCTGTACGCCGGTAGCGCGGCTGTGGCATGGAATCTTGAACGCCAGGTTGTTAGCCTGAGGTGGTAACTGTTCAAACGGCTGCGGGATTTCCATGGATGCGTTATCAGCGTTGCGCTCCATTACCAAAGCGGCCTTGGTTCCTGCGCCATCAATGTCTTCCAGCTCGTTTACACGAATCCACTGCATGCCAGGATACTGGGTGTTGAAGTAGGTCATGTAAGACGTGTTGGTATTTGGCATCGGCTTGGACAGGATTTTAAAGGCGCTTGGAGGTAGTGCGATTACGTTCGCAGAGTGCAGGCCTTTAGTTACCGTCTCGATTGCTGATACTGCATCTTCCAGTTCGCCGGAGGCGATTTCGCCAGTAGTCCAGCCAGCAGAGGTAGTTACTGGAATGTTTGGATGCTCCAGAACGCCGACGATCTGATAATCATCATCGCCGTAGAACGCCAGGTCATTAACCTTAACGTCGTGCGCTCGACGGGCCGCATTAGCGAGGCGAGTTGGCAGATTCTTACCGGTTGCCTGTGAAGCTCGAATTTCCATCAGGCTATATTCGTAGAAGTTACCCAGACTGAACACCTTGCCAGTTTCTTCACGATAGTTAACGCCGACATTTGGCAGGTCGTCAGAGTAGTCAGCGATGATACGCGCCATGCCTACTGCATCCCATACGCCGTAAGTGAACGTTTTGGCGTATGAAGGGATTTCTGATGTCACCGGGAAAAGAGTGGTCGCAGTCAGTGCAGGGTATTCGACTTCGTAAACCTTGGTTTTAACGTAGTCCAGCTCACGAGCCAGGAAGATTGACTCTCCTTCATCCAGTCGAATACCGTTAGCCGCCGCACCGTGTTCAATAGCGAACAGGTCCGCTTCGTCGTAATTCATCTGTTCCATTATTGTTCCTTATGCGGTTGGCTGTGTGGCCTGGTTGCGGATTTGAACTTCAGCCAGGTTAACTGTTGCGCCAGCGCTGTTTTTGAAAGTGGTGAACTTACCAGTAAACACCCAGCCCAGAGCCAGAGAGCCACCGGTTGCTGCAACCTTGCCAGCGTCTGCGCCAGAGGTCAGAACGTTAACGCCTGCACCCATGGCTGGTGCTGCTGATAAGGTGGTTACAGCCCAGATTCGGCCCCATGTCATCACGTTGACGGCATCACCGTCTTCATACTGACCGGTTACGCATCCATAGTGGCTGAAGCGGCAGATACCCATCAGGTTTGCCGCATCGCCAGCCACAGATACTTGTTTAACTACGCGCTTGTCGTTAGCTACTGATACACGAGCTACCACATAGCCAGGCTTGATAGCGCCTTGTGCTGCGTTGCAACCGTCTGTGATTTGATGGGTTGAATCTGAACGCATGCCGGGCATTGCGATCTGCATGTCGTTATCGTAGGAAGTCTGAACAGGCATTATGCTGTCTCCTTTTTGCCGTGCAGGCGGTCGAGGTATTTTTGGCGAGCAGCGGCAGAGCCTTTTGGTTCAGCTGAGTCATCGCGAGTTTCTGCCTTGTCCTGATTGACGATTTTGCGCTGCTGCTCCATAGGTGCTGACTCAATCGCCATGTCGAACGCGACGTTGATGTAGGTGTCGTCTTTACCGTCGAGCTTGATAGATGGCTTCAGCTTGGCTACAACCGCTTTCTTGACGGCAATATCATCCAGGCCATCACACTTGATGCCGTGTTTCTCTGCTTTTGCTTCGAGTTCGGTGCGAGCTTTGATGGTTTTCTCTGCATCTTCGCGAGCCTGCTTCAGCTTGTTTTCAAACTCTGCTGCGTCAGCTTTCAGAGTGTCGCGCTCTGCTGTGATGGTGGAGATGGTTGTTTGCGCTTCGGACAGCTTGGTATTAGCGTCCTCTGCATCCTGTTTAAGGGCGTTGAACGCCACGACGACTTCAGGAGAAGCATCGTACTCAAGCCCGTTGTCGAGTCGCAATTTCTGCATTGTTTTACCTTTTGGTTGGTTGTCGTCATCGTCTAAGGTGATTTCTTCATCACCGTCGAGATTCAGTGTTGCTACATCACCGGCCCGGGCTTTAGATACGAGGGCGAGATGATTGATACGGATGTTTCGCTGAACGGCGTCATAGGGCTGACCATTCCATTCGCCTGGAGTCTCATCGAGGTCGAGTCGGTAGCCGAGTGATAATTGCTTTGTCCTGCCGCTGGTTGCTGAGTTAATGGCGTTCTCGTCATACACCATGATCGGCACTTTGACGTTTTCACCGTCCTGTCTGCCTGGCTCCAGCATGGTTCCGACCATGTGTTTTTTGGCATTACGGGAATTAACTGCTCCGGGGTGTCCGATAGTGATCGGCTTACCTTTAAAGCTCGCCAGTGAGTCAGCGTTGAACACTTCTTCAGGTGGACGCAGCTCACGCCGAACTGAGCCGTCTGGATTTCGGTATAACTGGATGCCAACGCGCCCTACTACAGGTACGTCCTCCAGATAACCATCCTCGTTTACGGACGCACGAAGCTCTCCCACATCGAAGCGAGATACTGTTTTCATGTTTTGCCTTATTTATTCGCCGATATCGAAAACTGAACCAGACCAGTCTGGCTCTGCGTAACATCGACACCGGACAGGTTGCCCCGGATGTCCATCAGGCGGAGGATTACTCCACTTGTAGGAATTACCTTCTCTCGCTCTGTGCTCAGGCCTCTCGCGTTCATCAAGCACACCGCGCCATTTGTATCCGGTTATTCCTGCGTCGGCCTGACGCTGCTTTGTGAGCGCTGAATTGGCTTTGCCTATCTGGTCAACTGCGATCAGCTTTGCGCGTCTCTCAGTGACGCCATAGCGCTCCTGAATCTGCTTCTTGATGGAGTCAGCACTTGAGCCATTCATTACGCCGCGCTGGATGATGCCTTCCATGTCCGCCAGTTCGTCAGCAGGTATGGACTTAATCAGCCTGGTGTTCTCTGATACCCATAACTCCTGCATCTCTCTCAGCCATGGCTCTGCGCGATAAGCATCAACGCCAAGAACACCAGATGAGACGGGAACGGTTGTCTGGCCGGCAATTACCGCCTGCGATGGCGGGATGTCATAGCCGGTTCCACCCTTCACAACCAACCGCCATTGCTTATCGTTAAACTGGCTCGTTAGCGCGAAGAATGTCGGGAGACGGTCAATTACTGGCTGAAAGATGCGGTTGCCAGCATTGCGGAGATAGGCCAGCACGGCCGACATATCGTCCTGCCAGCCATCGAAGCGGATATCGCCGTATGCTGAGTTGATCTCTCTGTTGAACTGCCTGGTGGCCTTTACAAGCGCATTGGTGTAGTCACGTTCTATGCCGTAGGGATGAAGCCAGACTTTAGCCATTGCTCATCTCCGGATAGACGTAGCCTCCACGTTTTTTCAGTGTGGCGACACCTTCATCGTTGCTCACCCAGCCAAGCTGCGAATAGCGCTCATCAGCTTGTGACCACTGGTTAGCCGTCTCTGCCTGCTCTTTCTCTGTTGGTACTGAGAGAGGATTGAACTTAATCGTCCAGGTTTTATCAGTGGTGAGGAAGTTGACCGCCTTTTCAATCGCAGGTCTCGCCTCATCCTTCTGCTTGCGCCCAATCAGCTGCTTCCATGACTCCGGCACGGTTGTTTTATCCGCACCCTGACCAGATGGCGTTTTGGTGAACAGGATTTGCTCATCGATACCGGTCAGCGCTGATATGCGTAACTGCTTGCGGTCCTGTACATCGACCACACCCTCAAGAGAGCCATTAAGCAGCTCGTACTTCTCAGTGTTCGCATCTACGCCGATGGTGTTACCGTTGCTGCGCGTCATGTCGACCATGTTCAGACGAGCCTGAACAGCATCGCGCCCTTCACCATCTTTGCACAGTTCAGCCAGGTCAGCAGCAGACCAGACTCCCTGCTGTTTGCGCTCAAGCAGGCTTGTAGCGTGTGCGTGGCTCATGCCGTAGTCCGTAAGCGCCTGATAGACACCCTGCAAGCATGAAGCGCCCCACCCCTGATTCTGATGGCGAATCTGGTTAGGCAGTCGCTCGCCGTCGAACACATGGCATCTGCTGGCGTGAACGTAGTAAGGCGTTCCAGAAATAGGGTTGATCTGGTACTGAGTGATTTCGCCGTACGTTGCGCTTTCAGGGTTGACATCTCGCAGGAAAGGCTGCACCTGATAGCGGTCGTAAACACGCACAAATTCAAGCTCACCATCCCCAATAGGTGACTGAAGCTCTCCGCCGTCATTAACGCCGAACAGCATCAGCGAGCCGCCATATAAGCGAGCCCATGCCACTGCATCTGTAAATTGCTGCGTGAGATTGAGCTCATCCCAGCGAGACATGATCTCCGGCTCATTGTTTGCGCCGTCTACGGTGAAGCCAGCACGAAACATTTCGTCGGCTACTACGTCAATGATGCGACGCCCTAATCCGTCCCCGAGATAGATGCTGTCGAGAGTTGCCTTGGTTAGCAGGTGCGCTGTACGGATGCGGCTATACGCTGACCTGTCACCACCTGTTCCGATGTTCATGAACACGTTCTGATAGCTGTCCATGTTCATCTTCTTGTCGATTTTCTTTTGCTGCCTGTTGTTGCGTTTAGCCATGTGAGTTCTCAGCTTGCAAGCGCCTTGAGTCTGCGTAGGGCATCACTGCCAAGGAGTAATTCCTCAGTCACGGCGTCGATAAGGTTATCCACGATGTCGTCGTGGTCGTGAGTGTCGTCGTAGGTGAAAGCACTGTGCTCAGCGATAAACTCTGAGGAGAATGAAGCTTCAGCTGGAAGGTAGACACGCTGAGCTTTGACTACCGGCAAAACGTCCATTGCTCTGGTAACTTTGTCTTTATTTCGCTGAAGAGCGGTTATCTTGATGGGAAGCTTTTTCTCAAGGTTCTGAATAAGAGCCGTGCCACTGGATTTATCTTCAACGTAGATTTTTCTCAGCGTTCCGGATTCCCGATTCTTACGCCACGCCTGAGAGATAAACGCTTTGAAGTTTGTTTCTAGCTCTGGCGCTTTCCACTTGCCGCGCTCCATGTGGATTAGATAAAGATCGTCTTTGTATACGCCCCACTCGCACAGTACTGACCAGTCGTTATGGTTAGCCGTCTTCTGCGCTGTGTCTGCGGTAGTGAAGCGGTATTCGAAGCGTTCAGGCTCCGGTTTATCGCCGTCAGGTCCGTACGTCTGCCACCAGGAGCCATCAAATACGTTACCGCCTAGCTTGATAGGCTTCTGCATGCCCTGAGACATGAAGGTGTATTCATCCGTGTCCCACTGGCGACACAGATCGCCTACATATTCGTTAGCAGGCCAGTATGACCAGTAGCCTCGCATCTTCTCGCTGTCTTTGACGTCATTCCAGCAATGCTCCTGAAGCCATTCTGGTAAAGATTCGATATAGGCTTCATCAATGAGCGCAGGGATGATGACGTGCTCAAAGTCGATACCCATTGCACCGGACAGCATGAATGCACTGCTGTCGTCTGTGTGCAGCCGCTGCTGAATGGCGACTATCGGTGTCGGGTTCTCTTTTGACTTATTGGCACGACGAGAGCGGATGGTATTGGTTAATGTCTGCTGTGCCTTTTTGCGCTTCACCTCTGAGAAAACATCAAGAGGCTTGTCGAAGTCATCAAGGTTTATCCAACCTGAAAAGCCTGGCATCTGATAACCGCCACGCGATCCGGTAATCTGACCACTTGCCGCACGGCTTACTACTTCGGCTTTAACCTTGCCGTCATCGTTGAGTAATTGCCATTCGTCAGCCTGATTAACGCCCAGCGAGTGAGGCCATAGCGTCTGAAACTCAGCTGACGTGATGATTTCTCGGCTTCTGCGGCTGTTACGCTTTGTCAGCGTATCGCTGAAGGAGATGTTGAGGTTTCTTACCTTCTGGCAGTTCAGCATTGTCCATACTGGAGCATGGATACTTAACATCTCTGTTTTGCCGCTGCCTGGAGGAACGTTGAAGACCACATTACGGCGTTTGCCGGCAACAATATCTTCAATCACCTGCGCAATGTATCGGTGATGCCAGTTAACAGACCACTTCTCACCCTGCAACAACTGAAAGAATATGCGGTTAAAGGCCAGAAATGAGCGCTCGGACAGGACTTTGATGGCTTGGCGTTCTGCTTCGCTCAAATCTTCCCATTCGAGTATTTGGCTCATAGTTTGCTCAATATGCTGTTAAGCGCCTTTTCGTCTACGGCTACGTTATGATTGTGCTCAATTGGCCCGCCGCCGCTACCTGAATGTTCCATAGGCTGAGTGGCTTTACCGTAGGCGCGATCCATTATTTCTTTTGCTGCTGATACCTTTGCTGCGGCAGGTGCTTCGTCGTCACGTAGTATTTTCACTAACGCCTTAACCGCTTCCTCGCCGTAGGTCTGGGCAATTAGTTTGACGTCTGCGGTCACCTTGTTTGGTGTTCCTTTTTGGCGGCCACCAGTCTTTGGGGTTCCTGCTGGCCTACCTGGTTGCTTCTTAGTAGGCATTTCTATGTCCTTCTAAAATAGAAATTGTCATTATCGAAGCCCCTCGTAAGGAGCTTCTGTAATAACTCTGCTTCGTCTACCGCAGCGCAGATTAGCTGCCATGTGCGTAAACCCCGCGTCATGGATTAAGCGGGTAAATCGCGGTATGCCATGTTATTGATTAACACCATCCACTCGCACGGAGGGAGACCGCTTAGGCGGCGTGGTCTTCGTTAAGATGGTGAGACAGCGACAGGACGACGCGGGGCATAAGAGCTGTTGTGAAAGTAGCTCTCTGTTACAGCCTATTTGATGCCGGGCAAATACATCTGAACTTCATTAATCATCCGCTCACGTGCCACATGAAGAAGTTTCTTCCTGCCACCAACTCCCCACCTGGCCATTTTGCTGGCGCAATGACTAACTTCTTTCGTTTCGGTATTGATCACATGGTCAAGCCTGTTCAGGCGAGACATTGCATCGAAACCTTTACGCATCAAAGCCTGGAATGTTTGATATACCCGAATTTCAAACTCCGCGCTCAACCAAGCCGCGTATCGAATAGCAACTAACTCCAGAGCCCAAACGCCGTGATGAAGCCCGCCATTAATAGTTTTTACCGCCGTGCATTTTTGCACTCTGGTTAAAGTGTCTACAAAATTTCGAACCTGCCTGCTTCGCATAAACTGGCTGGGCCTTTGGTTTTCAGTTGCCTCGCCATTTGCCACGGCAGCGGAATGGAGGTCATTCAGGTTGTACCGTCCTTCGCTATCTACTCGGACAGATACTCCGTTCACGATTACAGTAGGGTATGTCATAGCGTCATTACCTTATCTTTGAAATGAACCGTTGCCGCATAGGAAGTCAGCCCACCGAGGCTCGCCAGCACTAACTGACATCCTCAACGGCTCATTCCAAAGGGTTTGGTTCGGTGGTTTGTATGCGCATGCGGTGCGCGGTGGAATTCGGATACAAAAAAACCCCGCGAATGCGAGGCTGTGAGAATTTGCTACGGTTAAAGTCCAGAGGAGAGACTGTGCCAGAGGCTCATGGATGAGCTTCTATCTCAGGCACTGGGTATTGATATATTCTTGTAAAGTTCTCAGGGCTGTTTGGTCACTGATGATTCCATCTCTGATACCGAGAACGTTTCGTCCAGCAACTGGAGAGAGTTCGACGGTGTCATCATTGCCCATGCTGGAGGAGGCGGTGGTTTTGGTTGTGGCTTGCACTGGACAGCGGCCTTTGACGAGCACCCGACCACCATTATCAAGCTTGCGCTGCAGAGCATCATTTTCAGCTTTTGCATCTGCTAATTCCTTCGTGTATTTGGCATCCAGAGCAGCGACATCACGCTGGCGCACCTGCATGTCTTTGATGGTGGCGTTCGCCAGGCTGAGCTTCTCAGTGGCTTTATCGCGCTGGTCTTTGTAGGTGATGGCGTTGTCGCGGTAATGGTTTGCCAGCCGCCCCGCAACAATTAAAGCAACGATGAGCAGACCAACACACATCGTTTTCCAGTTAAACGTCATGATAAGAACAGAGCCCGCTCTGCCTCCCGGCGAAGAGTGAGTCCATTCAGGACTTTGCCACCGGCTTTATTCCAGCGCAGGAACTCATCGGCAGCGCCAGGGTAATCACCGGCGTTGAGTTTTCGCAGGAGGGTTGATGTCGACAGTGACCGGGCACCGAGGTTATACGTGAACGACACCAGAGCATCGAATTGCCCTTGAGTCAGGCCGACTTTAACCAGACGGGACACGTCGCTTTCGTAGCTGACCAGCCCAGCCTTCAGCAGGCGTTCTGCCGTTTCCTGCTTAATCGTCATCCCTGCGCGGATCGGTTTACCGTCGACTGGCTGAGTCCAGCCGTAGCCGATCGTCCATACGCCAACACTGTCTTGATAGGCGGTTAGCTTGCAGCCTTCGAACTGCCTGATTAAGGCAATACCTTTATCACTGGTTTGCATTCTTCATCCCCGTCAGTCGTTCCCAGAAATAAGTCAGGGCCACGGAGCCCATCGCCCCGCTAATACCTGAAGCAACCAGAATCATGTGAAAACTCAGTCCACTATCCACGCTTATCAATCCGCCGATCAGCCCGGTAAAGCCGGATACGGCAATCTGCGCGAAAGCATTTACCCAACCCCATGCTGCCTTGTTCTGTTTTACGTCAATCAGATAGCGGACCAATCCGCCCCAGCAGGCAATACCGAGCAGGATTAGCCAGGACAGGCCAGCAATTTTGTGGTCGTCATTCATACGTTTTGCCATGATCACCTCGCTATATTTGCGGGTGCTGTGTGTTTAAAAGGGGTCAGGCCCTCGGGACGATTTAACAAGAAGGCATGTCGAGGATGGTTCCCGGAGCCTGAAATAAAAAAGCCCGCGACAGGCGGGCAATATGGGGGTAAGGCAATGTCGGCTTTCTGGCCGAAGGGTCCCAGGCAGTGGGTTCTGTGTGCGGCGTACCGCAAATAAAAAAGCCCAAGGCGTTAACCTCGGGCTTGAATTCTTTGTGTCGACCTACAAAGCTATGGCGACGATATCAGATTTACATGAAATGTATGCTGTTTAATTGACTTTTGCAATACCTTGCTGCGAAAAAGTAGCTTTTTGTTGTGATCGTGTTCTCAGAGTGCAAAGCAAAGAGTCACCATCAAGCCGTTTAAATATGGTGCACATAGCACGCCAGTAGTCAGCATAGTTATGACACCAGTTATCCGGTTTAACACCACACAAGGCTGCCAGGTCCTGCTGCTGATACACATCGCGCCCGGCCAGCTCCGCTTTGACGTCCTGAGCCGCTAACCAGGCAAGCTTCTTCAGGCGCTCCATCGTCTTGCCGGCCACCTTCTTCGTGCCGAGTTGCTCCCTGAACTCTGCCCATGCCCACTGGGTGATAGCTACCTGGTATTCGAAGCGCGTGTTCTCACTGTAGTTCCACAGCAGCCATGCTTTCTGGTGTTCTTCCAGCGACAGGACGGCGCGGCGCCAGGATGCGGTGCCGAACTCCACCGGGCTAACCAGTGCGATGGATGAGCCTTTGGCGCGGGACTGGCTTCCACTCATCGGCGGACCGTCAGGATTGACCATGCGCTGTTTATCCTTGTTGAATACCTTTTTCCGGCCCCGGCTGCGCGCCGTCGCGGTGAGCTGCGCGTTCTCGGCGAAAGCTACCAGCTGCCCTTTCGTCGCACCGCTCAGATCTGCGGTCGCCACAATGAGCTGCTGACGTACGTATTCCAGTTGCTGACTGTTCATGCGGCTTCCTTCTGTGGCTGGTTGGTTTTGGTCTGGCTGTGCTTTGCTACTGGTGGCATGTTGGCGCGCTTAACGCTTTCTTCCTGGTATCTGACAATCTGGTCACGGGTCATTCATCTACCCTCTCGTTCTGCCAGAGGGGAAGTGGAGATTTATCCCCAGCGCGGCGAATGCGTGACTTGGCGTTCTTCTCAATCTGAATGAGCTTCTCGATATTCTGGCGGCGCTGCTTTTCTTCCCGGCGGAGATATTTGACGTTCTCCATGTAGCGAGACTCCTGGTCGCAGAGCGTCATCAAGAAGTCAAAAGGTTCGATCAACGTTTCGCACTTCCGGCAGCGTAGTGTTCTGTCCTTTTCGTTCACCCAAACAGTGGAGTGCAGACACATAACCTTCTGCCCTTCTCGCTGAATAACCAGCCCGTCCTGTAGGTCGCTGTTCTTCGTCGGGAACGCGACAACCTTGCCCAGTTCAATTTCGGTTTCTGTGCTCATGCCGCCTCCTGCTGTTTAAGTGCGCGAAGGTCTGCTCTGGCCTTGGTGCGGATGCCGTCCAGCTCTTCACGGGTGTATCGGTGGGTTTCGTTGTTGGATTCCAGCGCCAGCACGCGCTCTTCGCCGATCAGCTCAACCAGCGCGGCACGGTACGCCTCAATGTTCCCGGATTTGTGAACATTGCAGGCGGAGCATTGAAGCCACAAATTATCGGGATTGAAGCGCAGTTGTGGAGCGGCAGCGGTGGTGCGGTAATGCCCGGCATGCCAGGCAAAAGCAGTCTTGGTTCCGCAGGAGATACAGCCGCGCCCGGCGGCCAGCAGCATTTCGCGACGCCAGTCGTTGAAGGCGCGCTGAGTCATCTGCACCCAGTGACGGAGCGGCTTCAGCTCATTACGTCGCGCAGCGCGCCGTTGGCGACCTGCCTTCTCGGCCTCTTTCTGCTCTTTGATGCGCTTAGCCGCGGCTTTCACCTTCTCCTTTTCGCGTTCTTCCATCGCGAGGATTGCGCCGTGCTCCGGGCTGCACCAGCGGATCCGGATGTCGTGGAATTTCGGCACGAAGTATTCACCACATACTTTGCACTTACGGCGGGATGGTTTACGCATGATTCCTCCGTGCCGCGAGACGTAGCCATTTCTGATCCACCAGACGGGCGGTGTAGTCTTTCAGTGTCGGGATGTCGGACGGCTTAACCGCGGCTTTACGCTGGCGGCGCGCTGGTACGCGGAATATTTCGTTGGTGATGACGCGGGAAAGTGGAGTAGACATCAGGCCTCCTGCTTATCGCGCAGCTGCTGGTACTCGCAGCCGTTAGGAATAGTCAGGACCAGGCCAAACTGTGCGCACCACATTTCAACCTTCACCAGGAAGATATGCATCTCCCCAGTGTCGAGGTCGGCGGTGTGACGCGGCTCCCACGTCGTGGTTTTCTCGCCAGTGATGAAGTCGGTGTAGGTTACCTCTTCGCAGCCGAGATAAGTTTTCTTGAGGTTGCGCTTAACCCACTCCGGAGTCGCGTCGGTACGTCCGGAGCTAATCAGGTATTCGCTGATTTCCGTGTACCACATGTGACTGAGCGCGTTCTGCGACAGGCTGCGCTTCTCGCGCCACGGTTTAACCTGTAGGCGGAAGCATTGCCCAGCATCCAGCAGGGGCTGAATCTGCTGACCTATGGCAGCGAAGTTGCCGCGATGGAGTTTGATGCCGTCTACTGGAAGAGTCATACGGCCTCCTTAACGGAAACCGCAGAATGCAGAAAATCGCAGGTGCATTTCTGCATCTGTGACAAAGTGAGGAGTTCAGATTGTGGTCGCATTTAAGTCCCCTTAAATGCGCAGAAGTCACCGGAGTTGTTCAGGCCCCGATGACATGATTATGGCGGGTTGATTATGGAAAATCAAAGTTATTCATCAGGCAGGTCAACGACAAATTCGCCTTTTACTTTTTTAATCGGTAGCGGCCCTCCTGATGAGTAAATTCCAGGGTCTATTTCTGACATAAACCCATACACTCCTGCGTGATCAGGACTCTCCCTAACCTCACACTGCCCGCAACCAACCTCTATACCATTACGTCTAAAGCTAACTCTTTGCATATGGCTTCCCATTGAAACCTCACTGAGCTCGGGTTACTTTTTCGCGTTCTGATCTGCCATCTCAACATAACGAGGATCAGATGGCTTCGGTAAAGTTATTGACGCTTCCCGGTAAAACTTCAACCTCTCCAAAAAATAATCCCGCAAATGCTCGGGCTGCTCCCGCATCACAACTTCAGCGATAACAGGCATGTTCAGGCGTTCTTTGTACGCCACGCCGGAAGCCGCCAGGTCAACGTTAACCTTATCGCGATCTTCCTGCGGCTTTGCTGCAATGTTCCATTCGGACATAAAAAATCCCCTCGATGATTTGAGGGGATTATACATTACGCCAGCCTCTACATGGCCCCGATTGCCAGCAGCACGAACATAATCGCGTCGAATGGGTTAGGCATGACGTTCACCTTTTGGCCGGAGTATGTGAATCGTCATTCCGCTTTCGGTAGTAATAACCACCCGCTGCCCAGGTTCGATATCTGCCAGCCTGAACGCCTCATAAAAAGAGTCCATAGCCAGGGTTTGCTCGTCCTTACGATTCCACAATCTCCATCCGCGGCGAATAAGGACTCCTATTAACCAGCTATACGATTTTGTAACCATGTAAAACCATACGATCAGCAGCGTTGCGAAAAATAACCAGTCCGTAGCGCTGAAGTTTTTGAGTTCGTCCATCACTTCACCTCCTGCTGCGGTGCCGCTGGGTATCCACGCAGTCGGAATATCTCCGCTATCAAAATAGATACCGCCTTGGCCTGTACCGGCTCCGTGTAGTTACCGCGCTCTCCGAACACCTCGTCAAGCGACATGAAAAACTCCTGAGCATAGATGCTTTCAGGGTCTTGAAGTGCGCAGTCCGCGTTGAATTTTACTGTGTCGAGATACCTCAGTTCAGGCAACTTGTAAGCCGTCGTTACATGTTCGGCACCCTGAAGCATGGCGGCGCGGCAGGAGTTCCATCCACCTCGGAAAGTGTCGTCAAAGTTATCTTCCTCCATGAAACGACGCTTGTACTCTTCGCGGGTTAGCTCATCAGGCACAGATACCGGCGCTGGCGCGGCTGATTTACTGGGTACGTAAAGTTCTTCGATATTCTCAGCCAGTACCTTCTCAAAATCTCCACCCAGCGATTCTTGAGACGCGACGAAGTTACTTAACTTTCCCTCCGCTTCGAGCGATGCCAGCGCGATAGCTAACAGCTCGTTATCCATCGCCAATCCATCAGCGTCAGGGTCTCTGCTAATGCGGTATTTATTGATTGCCGTTACCTGGTTTATGCGGGCGATTAACTGCTCTTTGGTGAATTCTCTGGTAATAGTGCTCATGACTGCACTCCTTTGCGAAGATTCTCTGCGAACTTTTGCGCCTCTTTCTGAATGAAGAGTTTCTCGCTAAAGTTGTGGTACTGACCGAACATCTCCACACCCTGCGCCCGCACTTCAGCCAGGAAGTCGTCGTGATTTGGCGTTTCGACATCAATGCGAACCAGTGGGACTCCGCGCCATTTCTCACCTTCTCGTGCATCGACAGTGACTTCATCTGTGATTCTGATAAACCACGCCTTCGGCTCCTGTTGCTTCACTGATGCCAGTTCCGCAGCCATCTGCGCCACCTTCATCTCCAGATTATCGATTGTGATATCAGTCTGGCGGCCGTAGCGCTCTGACTCGATGAGGCGCTGCTCAAGTGCTGCGTAGTCTGCGTAATCGACCATATCGCCTTCAGCGCTCTCTACCACATCGCAGTGGCACGCATGCTCATCACAGTCCACCCACTCATAACGTTTGATGCTCATACCCCTACCCTCCCCCAAACCATCAATACCCGCTTCATCGCCGGACTGTTCCGGCACTCCTGAAATATTCCGTTGGCGCAACTGCGCGCGGTACCGGCCTGTTCTTCCGGCGTAGCCAGACGATAAGTCACCGTTCGCCAGACCTTGCTCACGCGCACAATCTTGCGGGCCCGCTCAAGATCGATAGCGTTCTTCGTGATGCAGTTGATGGTCATGCCACACTCTGTAGCCACATCCTTCGCAGTGAAGGTCCGGTGAGTTTCGAGATAACGCAGAATTGCCTGTTTGCCTTTCATCTCACACCATCCCGTTCGACTTGTTGCGGTTGTACTTCGCCTGAAGCAGCTGGATCGGCGTTGGCCCGTGTTCGGCAGCCGGTGCTGCAATTGCCCGGCGTACTGGCGGTACTGGTTTGCCCTCAGTGACGCGCCTCTCCCACATGTCCAGCAGATCGCCCGCCTCTCGCGCCAGCTCACCATGCGATAACTGGCGCTCTGTGCTGCGGTGGCGAAGTTCTACGCAGATGTGGTACAAGACCGGCTGCGACCAGGGAAATTGCTCGCTGGAGGTGAACTCGAACGAACGGTTACGCCAGTCCCAGTATTCGGCGATCACCTGGTTGACGGTGATACCCAGCGCCCCGCCGCTCTGTTTGCACCAGGCGACGAACTGGCCCGGCGACGGCAGGAATGGTCGTTCCTGGCGGCGGGCAATGCGCATACCGGCATCAACCTGGGCCATTGAGTGGATCCCGTTCTCCTGAAACGCCAGCAGCCACTGACGGCGGAATTCGTTCAGGTCGTCCTGAGTGCGGAAGTTCGCCATGCTTGCCGGGAACGCGGCACGCAGCTCGTTGAACAGCTTGTTGAATACCTGAGCCACCTGCTCGACCGGCGCGCGCTCCTGGTACTGCTCTGGCAGGTTATGGGCCATGCGGCTCATCTGCTCGCGGTCGTGGTTATGCATCTGCTCTGCAAGAGATTTCATCGCATCACCCCATAGGCCCAGTCAGTGTTGTTGAAGTCCAGATCCGGCTTGGCGGCTGATTTACCGCGCACTGCCGCCTGCTTGTTTTGATAACTCAGCTTCTGGCTGGCAGTGATAAACCAGTTTTTTGGCTTCTCATGGGTGAACTCGATATCCAGCTTCTGAAGTTCGTAGTTCAGGTCTATCAGCGGGTACAGGCTTAACCATGCCTGGTAGTCCTTGTGGTTCAGCCGAACGATCTGGCCCTCGAATGCGTACCGACTCGATATTTCATGAATATCTGCATTGGCCTCTTCGCAAGACGCGTCAGCGGCTTGGGTGTTAACCAAGGAATCCGGATCAGGGATAGGGGAATCAGGAATCAGGTTAAGGGAATCAGCAGGATTTAAACTGTTCTTAACCTGTTCTTGCACATTACTAACACCATGCTTTTCTTGTGCTTCATTGTTTTCAATTACTTGAGGCTTTCCCTCTTCTTCCTTTTCCTCTTTTGCATCTGAATTGCACTGTTCTTGTTCGGTGCCATTTTGGTTCTGATGTGGTTCTGGTATCTCACTTGCCGCTTCTTTGCAGTGCGGGTTCTGGTGCTTTTTCCAGTTAGAAACTTGAATGTAGGAATCGCCTTTCACCTGGTAGCGATTGATGAACTTATGCTGATGCAGCTGCTGCAATAAAGCATCACAATCGACATCATCGAACGGCAGTACCATGGCTTTAATTTTCTTGGGGCGGTCATCAAGTCGACCTTCTTTATCGGCAATAGTCCACAAGCCAGCGAAGAGAATGCGCGCCAGTGGCTGGCATTCTGCAAGCTCGTCATTTGTGAAAAAGCCTGGCTTAATGTTTCTTGAGCGAGCCATTAGGCGTCCTCCAATTCGTAATCTGCAAAATAACCAGAAGCCATTTTTAAGAATCTGGATTCAGTTACTGTGTAAGCCTTCCTGCCTTTCCTCTCCTTGCCTTCAGGCTCTATGAGATGGCATGAGTAAATAATTCTTCTCTGCCAATTCCCTGGCATTTCCACGACAGCCAAAACCTCAAGAATTCGTTTTCCTTCAGCATCAGCCGTGTAAAAGCACTGATCACCATACCCACAGTCAGCGGGCTCATAATTTTTGTGGCAGCCGCCAATCCAACGCTCATCGGTATGCACGTTGCCGTCGTATGACTGATAATCTGTGCACGAATAGATAAATGGGTATGCGGTTTCGAACCTGTCACCAGCCCTTAGGTCGGTGTTTACTTGCTTTGTTTGTCCTGCCATACTTACTCCCGTTACTTGGCGTAACACAGTGTGATAAGGGCCTTTGAAGTTACCGCTTCAAGGGCTTTTTCTTTTCTGGTGACTCTCACATAACCCCCAGCATCGACGTGACCATCGTCATCAGCGGACCTACCTGCTCAGGCATCAGGCGGAACAGCGACGCAATACCCTCGCTTACCTCTTTCAGCTTTTGATGCTCTGGAGCGTCCAGCAGCACTGCCTGTTTAGCTTCGGCACACTCTTTCATCGCGGATGCGATCATCGACATCGTGTCGTTCTGTGGCGCCAGGCGGTTGCGGTACTCCAGCGGCAACACGGCCATGATTGCCGGTGCCAGCTGTCGAATGTTGTTGGCGGCGTACTCGGTGTCGCCATCGATCCAGCGAAACACTTTCTGCATCTGGCGGTGCGAGTCAGTCGGGATATCCAGACCGTTTCCGCCGGTTGCCCGCCACTCTTCAACAATCAGCGCAGCGACAAATTCACGGCTGCGGCAATCAGCTGCCCAGGCGCGAACAGCTGCGCGGATCCCATCGATGTTTAACGCCGCTGAATCAGGCCCCCGGCGATTCTGGTAAATCATCGCCGTTGGCGAAAATTTGTTACCTTGTTGATACGCAAGTGAATGCATTGCTTTCCCTTTCGTGTTTAGGCCGCTGTATCACGCGGCGATGCGAATACCAGGCTTTCTTTGAGGACTGGAGCCTGGCGGTGAAAATTCTTCGTGCCTTTCTCGATAGCGGATGCCATTTCTGGAGATGCACGGCGATTTCCGTAGGCGATCTGGTCCAGGTAACCTGGCGTAGTGTTAGCCAGCTTTGCGAGCTGCGCCCATTCGTCGGTAGTGGCGGCCTTGCGCCAGCGATGTAATTCAGTGCTCATTGGGATCTCCGGGTGAGTCGTTTGATTTGGAGTTTAGCGTTATGCTAAATACTACGCAAGCAACATTTAGCAATTTGCACATTTATCATTTTGCTAAAAGCAGTAACAATGCAGGGATGGAAAATAAAGAAATCAGAAAAGCCAACCTGGAAGCGCTGTATGAGAAGCGCCAGAAAGAGTCTGGAATGACAAAGGCGCAGTTCGCCGAACTCATCGAGACAAGTCCTGCAGCTTTTAGTCAACTTCTTGGACCAAACCCTAATCGCAATATTGGCGATAAGATGGCTCGCAAAATTGAAACTGCGCTTGATCTGCCTTTTGGCTGGATGGATGCTTTGCACGCCAGTGAAGAACCCTCGAACGTCGCATTTCGAGGACTGAATGAGACAAAAGGAAGTTATCCTGTAATCAGCTGGGTTAGCGCGGGGCAATGGATGGAAGCTGTAGAACCTTATCACCGAAGAGCGATTGATCGCTGGTATGATACTACCGTTGTCTGCTCAGAAGATTCATTCTGGTTGGATGTTAAAGGGGATTCTATGACCTCCCCGGCCGGGCTGAGCATTCCAGAGGGTGCAGCGATACTTGTTGACCCTGAAGTCGAGCCACGCAACGGGAAACTGGTTGTCGCAAAGCTGGATGGCGATAACGAAGCGACCTTTAAAAAGCTTGTTATCGATGCAGGCAGGCGATTCCTTAAGCCTCTTAACCCAGCATACCCAATGCTCGAGGTTGATGGAAACTGCAAAATTATCGGCGTAGTAGTTGATGCCAAGATACTGAATATCCCATAACTTTACGAAAAACTGATTAAGCCCGCCATCGCGCGGGCTTTTTTACGCCCTAAATTCCTCACCAGTAAATCTTTAATCTCTTATTAATCAATACGCTAAATAAAACCCGCAAACAATTTAGCATTTTGCTATTGCGCACAATTTAGCATCACGCTAAATTTACCCCATCGAAACGAAACATCGACAGCTGAGCGAAGTTAGCCAGCAGCGAAGTGGAGATTCGGTCAGTCGAACGGCGCGACAGTAAACCATGCGTCGGACGCCCGGCGGGCTCAGGGAGAGCGGCAATGGTGCGTAACTGGAATGTTTTGGGGTGAGTGCAGAAGCAAACCTTCTCGGCGAAGGCGCTTGGCAATGAGTACGCGACCGGAGTTAGTCGCCCGGCTGTGCTCACCACCAAAGCATTTCTCCCGCATCAGCGGGTAACGACAGAGGGTAAGGCGATGAAAAGTGCATATCCAATGAAAAAGATTGGTCAGGTTTACGAATGCCCACTCGATGGCACCCTTCTTGAGGTCACTTACGCATGGAAAGATGGTAGCTCAATGATGAGGCACTTAAATGGAAGTCGATCTGGTATGGAAGACTGCATTAACGGTCAAAGCATTTTCAAATTGGTGAAAGATGTCGAATAGCACGCTTAGGCGGCCTTTTTTGCGCGCATCAGTTGGTAACTACAGAGGGCAAGAGTATGGGGAATGTTAAAACATACACCGTCGATTATGACTGGAAGGCTGAGCTAACGGTTGAAATAGACCACGACGTAATTACCGATGAAAAGCTGCATGAGATTAACAATTTCTGGTCGAACGCCGATTACCGGCTTGAGCGCCAGGGATCAGTTTTGAATGCGGTGCTGGTCATGCTGGCGAAAGAGGCTCTGCTCATTGCACTGAGTCAAAACTACAACACTTACGGCGTGGTGAGTGAATTCGACTGGTCAAATGGTCAAGGGGTTGAGGGTTGGCCGCCAATGGACGGCAGCGAGGGCATAAAAATAACCCACGTAGACGTTTCAGGAATACTCGATTCAGATGACATCACCATCAAAGCCGCCTAATCAGCGGCTTTTTTCATACCTCAGTCGCTTCACCGAGGCGGCTTAGTTATGACAACCGGCGGCCATCCACCGCCCATTGAAACACTGAATAAATGCGTTGAAGTCTTGTATTAACCGTTCCGTTCGCCGCGATAAGGCCAAGAGGAAATCATGGTAAACCAGCAGCAGATCAGAGAGGCCCAACGACTCGCTTCGTTCGCGGTGCTCCATCGCAATGCTCCGGCGTGGGAAGAAGCAAAGCGCCTTTACGCCGTCGCCATCGGGAGGACTCTTCACTGATGGAAACTTTATTCGCACTCGTCCTGACCGTGGCAATGACCAACGGTGATTATCAGGATGTCATTCTCGGCGTATACGACAGCCAGCAGGAATGCAGCCAGGCAGCTACAGAGCAGAAAGTAACAGCTGAATGCTGGCCGGTAGAAAGCATCCTCCGCAACGGCGAGTTCGCGGCGAAATCCATCACGCAGCAGTAACCACCCTATTCATCCGATCGGCCTGGCATTACGCGGGCGGGATCTGCACATCCAAATTTCAGGAGAAACCATGAGCGAAGTAACGGACTTAACTGTCATCGAAATCAAGCCAGAACAGGCACCGGTGCTATATGTGGCGGGCGGCCTTGATGCTTACCTCGAGCAAATCCGCCAGGCAGTAAACGAAGTGCCGGATCTGTCCACGAAGAAAGGTCGTGACCGTGTCGCCTCTCTGGCAGGGCAGGTGTCCCGCAGCAAGACGGCGATTGAAAAGCCGGGGCGTGAGTACCTGAAGCGCCTTAAAGAGGCTGTGCGTCCGGCTGAGGCCGAAATTAAGCGATTCGTTGATGCCTGCGACGAGTTGCGCGATGCAACCCGCCGACCACTCACAGAATGGGAAGCTGAGCAGGAACGCATCAAGGCTGAAGAAGCCATGAACGCGCTGCACGCCGAAGCGCTGGTTATGAACGAAGAGTTCGACCGCCAACTCGCCGCGCAGATCGAAGCAGACCACGAAATGGCCCTGCTGATGAATGACAAGTTTGACCGTGACCGCGAAGAGCAGCGCCGACTGGCGGAGCAGGTTCAGCGTGAGCACGAAGAGCGCATTAAACGTGAAGCAGCAGAACAAGCCCGCCGCGATGCCGAAGCGAAGCACAAAGCGGAGATTGAAGCCGCAGCGCGCCGTGAAGCCGAAGAGAAAGCCCGCGCTGAGCTGGCCGAGCGCCAGCGCATCGAAGCGGAACAGCGTGCGGCACGCGAGAAGCAGGAAGCAGAAGCGCTGGCGGAACGCGAAAAGGCCGCGGCGGTTGAAGCTGAGCGCCTCAAAGCAAGACAGGCTGAAGAGAAGCGCCTGGCCGAAGAAAAGCGCATCGCAGATGAACAGGCAAAGCGTGAAGCTGACGTGAAGCACCGCAAGACGGTCGGGACCAACATCGTTAACGCGCTCACCAGCCACACCAGCTTAACCCGCGAACAGGCTATCGAAGTGCTTACCGCTCTGAAAGATGACCTGATCCCCTGCGCGAAAATCCACTACTGAGGCAACCATGAACGCATACCTCACTTACGACCGCATCGAAGATCGGCGCTGGGTTGAGCAGCAGCTCACCGACGAGAAAGAGAAGTGGATCGACGACCGGGCGCAACAAATCATCGACATGATGCCAAAACAGCCGTCAGGCCTCTTCCACTTCTCAGTCCCGATTGACTCCAGCCCATACGAAGGACTTCGCAGCGATGACGCTGGCAAGGCCTACAACGATTTCATTTCGGCGGTTGCTTACGCCCAGGCAGAATACGACTGGGAACACCGTACCGGCTGCCCGTTTTAATTTTTGAGGGAATTAACAATGAGCACTGCACTTTCCACCATGGCCGGGAAACTGGCCGCACGCCTGGGCATGGATGCCGGTACGGACCTGATGAATACGCTGAAGAACACAGCGTTCAAAGGCGGTAACGTCACCGACGAGCAGTTTACTGCCCTGCTGATCGTCGCCAACCAGTACGGCCTGAACCCATGGACCAAAGAGATTTACGCCTTCCCAGATAAAGGCGGGATTGTCCCGGTCGTCGGCGTTGATGGATGGGCTCGCATTATCAACGAACATCCTCAGTTTGACGGCATGGAGTTCTCTTACGACAAAGAGGAAGGCGCGTGCACCTGCAAGATTTACCGCAAAGACCGTAAGCACCCGACTATCGTCACCGAGTACATGGGAGAGTGTAAGCGCAACACTCAGCCATGGCAGTCCCACCCTACCCGCATGCTTCGCCACAAGACGCTTATCCAGTGCGCGCGCCTGGCCTTTGGTTTCGCTGGCATCTTCGACCAGGACGAGGCAGAGCGAGTAATTGAAGGAACAACGGCAGAGGTTCATGCGGGCCATGAATCAGATAGCCGCCGCCCGGAACTGATCGCAAAAGGTGAGTCCGCCGCGCGCCTTGGAACCGTCAAATATCAAGAGTTCTGGGTGGCGCTGAGCGCTGAAGAGAAGCAGGTGATCGGCGCAGTTGAGAAGCGACGCATGTATGACATGAGTCTTGCTGTCGACAACGCCGATCCTGTCAATGTCGCAGATGCGGAGGCTGAATGATGGAGCAACGCACCCCTGAATGGTTTGCTGCGCGCTGCGGCAAGGTCACAGCCAGTCGACTGGCTGATGTCATGGCCCGGACTAAGTCGGGCTACTCCACCAGCCGCCAGAACTACATGGCCGAGCTGATTTGCCAACGGCTGACCGGGAAGCTGGAGGAAGGGTTTTCGAATGCCGCGATGATGCGCGGCACTGAACTTGAGCCAGTGGCCCGCGAAATGTACGCGCTGAATGAGTTCGATGCGGAAATCACTGAAGTTGGACTCATCGATCACCCAACCATACCCGGATTCGCAGCCAGCCCGGACGGACTTGTCAACGACGACGGGCTTATCGAAATCAAATGCCCCAACACCTGGACCCATCTTGAAACGCTGAAAACTGGTGAGCCAAAGCGCCAGTACATGCTGCAAATGCATGCGCAGATGATGTGCACAGGGCGGAAATGGTGTGATTTCGTTAGTTTCGATGATCGCCTGCCGCCTGACCTCGCCTATTTCAAGAAGCGCATTCATTTTGATGAAGAGCTGGCGCGTGAAATCGAGTCTGAGGTTAAGAGTTTCCTTGCAGATCTGGAATCTGAAATTCAGAAAATCACAGAGCGTGCAGCATGAAACGCACACCCTTCTATCGTAGGCCCGGGCGCACCGGGCAATTCTCCGGCCTCCGTGAGCGTGTTATCTGGATGATTCAGACGCGCGGCCGCCCGGTAACCGGTAGCGAAATCGCCGAGAAATTTGGCGTAACGCTGATCGAGTTTAACCGGGTCGCCAACGGTATTACACGCGGCGCCGGACAGATAGCGCAGATCGTTGAGTCGGAAAAATGGATCAACGAGGACGGCATCTGCGACCGGACATTCGACCTGGTCACGAAGCCAAAGGCCGTAACACCACAGGGTAAATCACGGCTGTTCACCCGGCGCGCCATTGAGCAATCGCAGGAAGGTAGACGGCAGGAATGCATTGAACGTGCCGCCCGCCGTAGCCGCCTGATTGCTCAGGGCCTCTACATCGACGAAATGGAGTCCATCCTATGACTCACGCTCACGACGACATCAGGGTTGGCACACTGCGCCTTCCCTTCATTGGTAACGGCT